ACAGAATGTGCAGGCATTCCAAACATTAGTCTGGAAAACTGTTAAACATTGACCAATAGTAGTGGTAGCTCCGTATGAACTTGAAACCTGTGTTACCTGATTGTTTGCTCCTATTAGAGTAGATCTGCATTGATGAAGCGCTGCGTGTCCACTTCCAATTGATATATTTTGTCCGTTGCTTACAGTGCAAATACCATTTCCGATAACTACAGAATCAGGAACGCAAGTATTTGTCCTGTCGCCTATCGCTATAGATTTTTCTGCCCCTGAACAGGCTCTGGCGAAAATTCCAATTGCAACAGCACATGGTGCAGAGGAATATACATCTGATTGAATTCCTATAGAAACGCCTCCGGTAGCACCATACTCAACGCCACCGTGAATAGCCGTTGATCTATCTCCGTTTGCAACTCCTGCGATAGCAACAGAACCTTGATTAGCTACTGAGCCTTGTCCAATAGCAACATTAGTGGCAGTACTTAAAGTGGTGGTTGACTGTGCTCCGTTTCCAATAACTACAGAATTGGCTGTAAGTGCTCGTGCATTGTTACCAAGGGCTATTGAACATGCTCCGTCTGAAGATGCGCCGAGGGTAGTTAGTATCGGTGCACTTCTCATAGAATCTGTGCCCGTACCTCCAATTAAACCAGGATCACCACCAGCTGAACCTGTTGGTCCGATCGGTCCTGTTGCCCCTGCTGGTCCTGTTGCCCCGTCTACACCTGAAGAACCTGATGATCCTGATGAACCACTTGAACCTGATGAACCAGACGAGCCTGACGAGCCAGAAGAACCCGATGAGCCTGACGAACCGGAAGAGCCGTCGATTCCTGATGAACCACTCGAGCCTGAGGAACCATTAACACCAGATGAACCTGAGCTTCCACTTGAACCTGAAGAACCTGAGTTTCCTGAAGAACCACTTGAACCAGATGAACCTGAACTTCCAGACGAACCATTTATACCGGATGAACCCGAAGAACCCGACGCCCCCGTTGCTCCGTTAACGCCCGATGTTCCACTTGTTCCATCGTTTCCGTTGTAAGCGACTTGAGAAATATTTACCCTAAATGAAGCCGAGTTAGGTATTCCCGCCCCTGTAGTAGCATTTAAAGAAATATCTGTAGAAGTTGCTTGCCAGTAGACTTCTACCTCGTCTCCATTGTTAAGCGCCTTGCCTAAAAATTCAAAAGAGATCAAAGTCAGTGAGGGAACACCCACTGATTTTCTGGGTGTAGCTGTAAAAGTGTGTGACGAGTTAGGATAATCAGATCCTTCGTACTTTAACCAGAAGGTAACATCCTCACCAGATCCAGAATTGTTTTCGATCAGACCGTTTGCTACCAAAACATAAGTTCCAGCCTTTTCGAGAGTAATAGTACCACCTGACTGAGAAATCTGGTTAGCTAACTCTGTGTTGTTAAGAGTTACTTTTTGTGGAGTATTGATAACAGAAATTGACTGATCCTGTGAAGAGAAAAAGGCTCCGTAATATCCTGTTGCTCCACCAGCACCATCGATTCCAGATGAACCTGAACTTCCAGAAGTTCCGCTTACCCCAGATGAACCTGAGCTTCCCGATGTTCCGCTTGTGCCAGATAAAGGTGTAACAACACCAGTATCTTTGGTTACGTAAAATTCGTCGTCTGTCTTAGCCCATAGGGTAGAATATCCACTTGGTGGAGTGGCGGGTCCTGTAGCGGACTGAAGCATTCTTATACTGGCGTTACTCATATCGTTGTAGTTCTTATTTAAATATGTTTAACCCTTATTTTTCTGGGTTTTTGTTCTTGAGTTCTTTCATGATCTTAATAGATGTTAGTACTATCATTAAGACACTTAGGCTTAGTTTTAGAAACATATCTATACTTAGGGACGTTACTCCCAAGACCACTAAATTAGCGGGGATTAGTTTTTCCTGTGTGATTACTGTTGCTAAACAAGTTAAAAAGGTTTTCATGGGTTAGAATTCGGTAGATTGTCTTGGTACTGCCAGTACTGTCTCGTACCATAAGGGAAACCCTTTAGGTAAATCGAATTGTACCACGGAGTACGCTTATCTGGAGCAATAGTCCTATCATCATTGTAGTTAGGATTAGTGTACTCCGGTAGTTGTCCAAGTTTAGAGAACTGTGTGCAATAGTCTCTCATACGAACCAACCAATACTCGCCCATATCTTCGTTACGTCCGACCATATACTTAATAGTATCTAAATCCAAAGGCTGGGAGTTTTCGTTTGAAAATTGCAAGGCCCCTTTCGTCGTTAACTTGTAGGAAACAGTGAGGAATGCTTCCGCAGTTGCAAAGTAGATAATAGACTGCTGTAGTTCGTTGTCCAGTAGGTTCTTGTACACTGAATTAGCGGAATCCGTAATGGTCCCGTTAATGATCATGCTCTCTATTTGGTCATAAAGATCCGAACCAAGCACTCCCAAACACTTAGTGCGTTGAACTTTTAGAATAGCATTGCGGAGAAATGCAGTGTCTACATTTTCCAGAATGTCTGAATTCTGTTTTAATTTGGCTTCTGATATGAAAAGTACCTGGTTCATTATTATACTTTATTTTCTTACTGATTATCGTTTGTGTCAATCGTTTCGGTAATCGAGTCTTGATTTCCAATAGGACCATACCCAATCAGATCTCTCATCTCGTCTTGTGTCAAGATGTCTTTCATGATAGACTCGGAGAATGCATATTCCATAGGTGGTAGGTTTACAAACTCTGGTTCGAAATCTAGCTTTAGAAGTCTTTGTAGAGTTTCTCCGAACATTTCTTGGGTAGGCTTAATCTCTGTGTTCATCATCAATTCATAAGCCTCGATGAGTTCGGTTCTGCCTCCTAATGATCCTGGAGTAGCAACGCCGAATAGGATTGGATTGGTAGCTTGGTGACCAACTAAGATCTGGTCTCTCACGATGGTCATAAAGTCATTATACTTAGTGTCCGAGTCGTTAGAGGCAATAGGTTCTAATTGTACTCCATTCTCTCCGTTAGAGAAAATAAGGAATACCTCACCTGCATTGGTGCTTCCTGAATACTGGCTTCTTAACTGTCCATATATGTAGTCTCTCTCTTCTTGAGTTTCAGGCATGTCATTAATAATGATAGACATACTTGGGCTAAAGCCATTACGAACCGAGTTTAGCTTCCAGTTGCTAAGTTCGTAATCCAGAGAGATGTAGTTGATTGCTCCCCAATAGTTAGGCTTAGAGTAGTAGTTAAACCCAGAGGAGTAAGGGTGGTACACAAAGATCTGTGAACCTTCTGGATTTCTTGGATCGTATGCTGCTAATTCTACTATTTTATTCTCGTGCTTTCTTGTGTTGTTCCAGTCGTTAGAATAGTACCAAGAACTAATACGTCCAAATTCGTTCTTACGCCCGGCTCTTAACTTGGACATATCCACGTGTTCAGCGTGTGCTATAGTCTGTCCGTCGTTAGACCAAACTACATTCATTGCCCACATATTATACAACCAGTAGTCGTCTATGATTGCTCTCAGAGTCTGCTCCTGTCCTAAATGAAACTGTTCGATGTTCTGTCCATCTTCTAATCCCGTACCGTAAGTGTATAGGTTCTTTCTCTGTAAGATAGCATTATGAACAGCAGAACTATCTCTTAACCTAATAAGGAAGTCCGCCATCTTATTATCAGATCCCCACGAAATGTATTCTTTCCCGACAATCTGGAATTCTTTCCATTCTGGAATGTTAAGCTCTTCCTTGCTAAAGGAATAAATAGTCTTTTTCTTTTCGTTATTCATCATAAACGTAATATGTTGGCCCTTGGTCGTAAGTGTATACGTTGTTATATATCGCTCCTTCTACACGGGCTTTTCCGACCCAAATTTGGAATTCTGTTGTATCTGCTTGGTCTATTATCGCTTCGGCATCTACGATGAACTCTGCATTTAGTTCTAATGGATCACAATTAAATGTCGTAACCACACTAACTGTAAGCGGGGTACTTACGATACAGTCGTCGTTCTGACGTAATTCTAGGATCTGTGCCTTATAACCTCCTTGCTCCAGAAAACTTGGATCGATACTAAATGTGTAATAGTCTGCTGAGGTCGATGTATTGATTAGATCGAATTCTTCTACAGAGAAGTCATCGAGCTTGGTCATTTTCAGAACAAACCTTGGTGTAGGGTCATTTGATAGCAATTTATCCCTTAAAACTATGCTAAAGGTCCCTGAACTCTGGGTGTTATCGAAGACTATCATACAACTAAATATGTTTTGTTGGGGTATTTCTGAAAAATAAAAAACCCACCACCAGTTAAGGTGATGGGTTATTTTAAGTGAGCTATTAGGCTAGTGTTGAGTTGATCAAGTCAGTCCAACCGGTAGAAGCTACGAAAGCAGAGTCTAGGGTTAGAGGTGGATCTTGTTCTACTCCACGGAATTCTAGTGAAGCTCCGTTTCTGTCTGAAGAGCTCACCCCTGAGCCCCCCTCGCCACCGTTGATGTCCAAACCGCCGGATTCTCCTAGATAAACGTACTGTCCAGTCTTAAGCTTAACCACGGCTACGAGGTTATTTTCAGCCAAAGATTTGATTACGTATCTTAGAGTTGGGTTATAGTCCGTAAACACTACAGTAAGAAGAGTCTCGTAGAATAGAGATCCGTTCTGAATGTTTGCGTTTGGTGTTGCGGTAAAGCTTGAGGTTTCTTGAATTTGGTTAAATTCGAAGAAGACCCCTGTTGCGCCCGCAGTCATTGAGTTGATAGCTTCACTTGAAGTACCAGCTCCAGTAACGCCTACAGCAGTGATATTATCGGAATTCGAAAACCATACGGTTTCGACTCCACCTATTATCTTGCAAGCGGCTGCTGCGTTACGACCTGTTGTTAAATTGCTACATGCCATGTTATTGTCGTTTTTTGATTTTTTAAGTTAGTCCCCCCGGTTTACCCAGGGGGACTTTGAATAATTTTCCTTCTTATTCTTAGAAGTTGGTTACAGCGTACTGGCCGAACAAGTGGGCTGCGCCTACTTTATAACGGCTGATGAATCTTACCTCGTCATTATCTCGCGAGTAGAAAAGCTCGAAAGTTGAGTAGTCAGACACGAGGTCTGTTCCCCAGTAGATGTAACGGGCGTCTACCAATGCAACACAATCGTTAGAATTAACAGCTG